GTGCCAATCCCAAAAGCACGGAACAAGCACGTTTGGAATTACTGACGTTCCTGTGTTTTGGATGGTCGGGTAAATCTGCCTATTCCTTAACGGCTCAAATAGCGGTTGTGTTTTACTCTCGCCTGATACAAAATCGTTTGTGTTTAGGTACTCGTACTGCCCCTTAACCCAGCCGAAATTTTCTGCCCACCATCGGTTTACAAAGCTCTTGCCCTGAGCATCAGCGAATAGGTATTTCTGCTTCTGAAACTTGGTGGTGGGATTGATATTTATGCTGTCTTGGTCTACAACGTCCGTCCAGTCTCTTGTTTCTGTGACGTTGCTTAACCATGTATTCCAGTCCTCAATCTGCAAAACAGTTGGCGACTTTGGTGTGCTGTAAATTATGAGGTTGAACCTCTCTGCAATGCCCTTTAGGAACTTGTCTACCGTAACGTCTCCAAAGTTTTCTGATACGTCTACAAACTGGTTGATGCTAGTAAGCTCGTCTAGCCTCAAATATGTATAGGCGGTGCCAATGTTCTTTCTAATGGTTAGAAGCGAATCCGTGTTTGTAGTGTTCACTAGGAAAGCCACACTCTGTCCAGCTGTCAATTCTAAGACCCATGTGAAGTTCACGGTGGTTTCTGTCTGGTAGGCGCATATTTGGCTTTGGTCGGGAACCGTGCTTTCGCCAGCAATTACGACGCGACCACTTACACTAAATCCTGTGCCGACAGGGCCAGATAGAGTTTCAACCAGCAACTGGTATTGCACCGTAAACACCCCATCAAAGGGAGCAACAAGTTGTCCGCTTACCACTAGCCCGTCTGGGTCGTAGTTCGGGCTTGCCTCGTCGTGAAACGACAATGGCTCCCACAGGCTGGCTTGACCAATTTGTAAATTGTAGTTTGTCTGCAGCCCTGCCTGACACCCATACAAAGCGCGACCTATAGAACGCTTGGTTTCTGTGGCAAGAAACATGTACACATCCAGAAAATCCGGGGTCAGCAAGAAGTCGCTTTGAATAGTATAGCCCGCCTTCTGTGCTATGTAATCCAGAAGATACTTTACGCGAATTGCTGGCTTGAAGTTTTGGACGTTTAGGTTGTCGTCGTCCATGCCGCCTGACTGAAGCTGACCGCCTGCCGTAAAAAAGTTGAATCGAAATCCTGCTCCTGTACCTGCATTTTGGTTGTTCTGCGACAAGCCCTGCCCCCAATCGCTTAATGGGTATACTATCGTCCCATTGCCCACCAATCCAGAGGTAATGTCGTTTGTTGTGACCCAGCTGTTTGTGACGTTAGCCCATGTCAAGCTGTGGTCTAAGTCGGTATCTACATTCCCAACCCCATCGGTAAAAAGCTGCGGGAAGGTCATCCCCTTAATGACATCGAACAGCTTGCTTATCTGCTCAAGGATGCTCACGGTGTATCCTCCTGCCTTCTCCCCGCAAGCATGTAATTGCAAAACGCCAGACATAACCAGCACTGAATCCACGTACAGCTCAACCTCAGTTTTGATAGCGGAACTAAAGGTTCCATCCGAAGTGTTAGCGTCAAAGTAGAAGCTGAAAAACGCGTCGTTGGTCTTGCTAAACGGAAGGTTGAAGTTGAAGGAGTAGGGGCTAATCAGACTAAACGGTTTGTCTATGCTCCAGAACTGATAGTTCAATGGTATAGCCTTCTCGTTTACGTCGAGGTCAAACTTTTGTGTGCCGCCTTGGGTGGTGCATCTAAGGGTAATCATACGTTTGGCCTTCTTCTGCTGATTTCAACTGTTAGGGCGTAGGATACGCTTTGGTCGTTTACGCTAGTTAGGTATTCCTTTTGCGCCTCTGTCACATAGCACTGGACTAAACCGCTTCCGGGCTGACTTGAGTTTAACCCATACATGCCCGGACCGCTAATAAATACCTTCGATGAATTGACTAAAGATTTGATGAAGGGGGTATACACCGAAGGATTGCCCCCTATCGTATTCATTTGTAGAGTAGTTCTCGTTCTTACCCTGCCTGCACGTTTGCCTCCTTGTGCGCTTGTCTTCTCATACGGCACAGTGAATCCATTGGCGGTTAAGCTGTTACCGCCGCTAGTACGGATAGCCTCTTTCTCTATGGTTTGAGACTCAGTGCTTCGGGCCATCAACGGCAGGCTATCCACACCTCCCTTGCTGTTCCACCAGTGTATTGTGTAGGCGTTTTCGGCGGTGTAGTATTTGCTACACTCTTGCCGCACAAACCGATAGGTTCTGCTTTTCTCATTGCCGGGAACTGCAGAGGACATGGCTACTACATCGTAGTGCGTCCAGCTTCCATTAGCAGAGGGTCTAAGGCTTGTGTCGATAGACTGACTTTCCAGATTAAACGGACCGATACCAAGGTACAAAAGCGACTCAGCGTCTGACAGGCCCGCAGCAGGTGCAGCGCCTCCTGCAGCAGATGTGTTTTGCAATATGCTACTGTAGCCTGCAAGGCTACCTGTAAAATATTGCACTAGGAATATGTTTGTTCCAGATACCCCAACGTCATCACCGTTTAAAAACGCTAGGGTAGCCTTGGAGGGCTTTACATCGTATACTACGGGGTACAGTACAACGTCGCCATTTGCTGAGTCGGCTTGGTTTCCGACAGCATCGGACAGAAAAAACTTCGAGTTGGAAGTCATCTTGTAGTCATTCGCGGCTGTACTGCTTAATGGGTATGAACCTGATGGAGTCAAGAAAGAACCATTGACCACCTTAACGTCAGTGTCTGTATCTGGCAGCAACACCTCTTGAGGTTGTGAATTTGCATCCGCCGCAAACTCATACCCAAAGCGCATCGTAAAGGTCCGCAGGGCTGCGCCATTTCGAGCGAATATTTTAGTGGTGTCCAGCACTCCATCAACACCGAGAAGCCCTAAGTCGTACACGCTGGTATCTTGATACACGTATGCTTGCAACACTCGTTGTATATCGAATACCGCACACGCAGAATTGTTTGGTAGCTGCTTGAGATGTATGATAGTTGTAGTGTCTAATTGCACTTGGCACACATACCTATACTTTGGTTGCCCCGTATTCGTTGTGTCTTCTACTACATAAATGAGCTGGTCTGCCGCGCCCTGTACGCTAGTGGTTGATTGGTTTACTGTATAGGCCATTCAAATGTCTATGTTGATGTTGTAGTCTCCCGACCAATTCTCTGTAATGAAGTCGTTCACGTCAAGGCCGATTGCAACGGCAATGCGTTTCTTGCTCATCTTCCACCCCCTGTCTATTGCTAGGGTGTAGTAGTTGGACGGCTTGATACCCGTGTTCCAAACGATGTTGCTTATCCAGCGCACCAGTTGCTTACGTGGTACGAACCTACCTGTCTTCTCGTCTCGGACTCCTTCGATGGGTTTTTGTATGACCCATTTATCTATGCCACCTCTCAATGTTCCTCCCCCACTCATTGACCCAGAACCAAATTGGTAGGGGCTATTTGGTGCCTTCTCTGATGACACAGCGCCCCGAACGCCCTGCTCCACAAAATCCCAGTACGGGGCTTCCGCGTCAAAGGTTAGCGACGTTACCTCTTTGCCTGTGTTGATGGTGTACCTGAGTGATTCGGACAGGTACCCGCTGACCACCTTATCCTGCGCCCTCAGTTCCTGTCGGGCTTGGTTGACCACCACGTTTCCCAAGCCGCGCATTGCCGACTGCAGCCTTGGGAACTTTACCTGTAGCGCCTCATCCCCAACGTTGATTGTAAGGGTTAGCGGTTCAGAAAGGGGCATCGCACAAATTGATGGCGTTGGGTAGCTTGATGTCAAACGATGCGGACCATCCTGTAAGGAGGTTATTGAACCGAGCCGTGAAGGGCTGGCAAACTAAGGGTAGGTCAAAACCCCAAGTTCCGGGAACCGTGCTGTTGCCGTCGTACACGGCAAACCAAAACTTGGCTGCTACGTCCTGCAGAATCAAGAACGTTTCGCTGTACACCTCAGTCAGTACGGGCTGCTGCTTCTCCATCACTAGGTCGCCCACCAGCACCTCATAGGTGAACGTGGTATATCCGCTTCCTAGGTCTGCGTTCGTACACTGCGCATATAGCAGTGGGTACTTGTCTACGTCTAGCTTGTCTACGTCGAGGTGGTCTAGCCCTGATGTATGGAAGCTCTTTAACTGGTCATGCTCGGCAACGATGTTCTCGAACACCTTGTTTATGTCGACTATTGTATACATCAGATTTTCACTTTGTCCTCAAGTCTCAAGTCCTTCTCGTAGGCCATAAAGGTCAGGGCTTCTTCTAGATATATACATTCCACCTCCCGCATTTTCGTTATGTCTCCTTTTGCCAGTTGGTGCATCAATCCGTACCATCCCCACTTGGCGTGGATTGGGTCGGACTCACCATCGGATTCAGACTTGAAGAGGGTGGCATAGTGGAAGCTAACACCTTTTGAATGCTGCAAAAAAAAACCACTGCTGAAACGCAGGCGCTCATCGGGCAATCCAGCATGACCTTCTGCCTTGCTTTGCTCGACTCGTAGGTTTCAATATTGTACATGCCCGCGCCCTCTTTGGTGAGGGGCCGATACATTACGGACATGGCCTTCTCCAAATACTGAAAGAGACCTTTGTTGCAATACGTCTCAAGGTCGGCATACTCTCCCACTGTAAGTTTGGTCCAGTCGGGTATGAAGCCATAGGTCACCCCCTGCAGCTGCACCTTCTGCTGTAGTGGTAAGGACAGCGTGAACGGGTCTGGTTCATCTAGCAGCCACCGCACCTTGTCCGCTGCTTTGTCTATGTCCTGAAACTCCGCGTTGTTGAGTGCGCCACGTTTAAGGCTCGACAGTATCTCAATGCACCTACGCACTGCCGTTGTCCCGTCGCTCTCGCTTTCGAAGGTCTGCCACAGTTCTTTGTACTGGCCCACGGTCAGCTCATCGTACCCCGCTGGTAATGTAATTTTCATTGTATGGTATAGCTTCCTGTTTTACGCAACAACTTGTTCAGGCACACGTACCGCACCGCGTCCACCGAGTGGTTCCACGCATCCTCTGGTACGGGCAGTGTCCGGTTGTCCTTGTCGGTCTTCCACTTGTAGTTGCGGAACTCCTTTTGTGTGTTCAGGCTGTCTGCCTTGATGTGCAACTTGTGCCTGCGCATCAGGTCGATTCCTTTGCGTATGCTATCTGGCCCCTTTTTGCTCGGCTTGATTAGGAAGCCCGCCCTTCGTATTTCTTCGATGCTCTTAGGCTCGGCACTGTCCGCCACCACTTCGTCGTGTCTTGCTATCTCTAAATGCCTTAGACGGTCGATTATGTCGCTGTTGGTTAGCCCCCCTTGGTACAGATGCTCTTCTATGTACAGGTCTGTGTCTACTCGCATGACCTTAACCAGCGATGTCGGGTCACTACTAAAGCCCCAGTCCAGACCCCACGCCACCAGCTTTGCGTTCTCTGGTAGCTCCTCGTAAATGTGCGTGGCAAAGATGGTCGCCCTTGACTGCCCCCTTTCCCCTAAGCCGTACACCCTCCAGTATTCCGGGTCGGTTTCCTTTAGCCTCTCAATCTCCCTTATCGTTTCCGTGTTCAAATACGGATTGTCCAGATAGGTTGACTGGGTAAAGGTGCAGTCGTCGCGAGGTATGATTTCGTCGTACAGCCAGTGGAACGACATGGACGGGTTGAAATCGATGAAGATGCGGTGCCGCGTTCTAAAACTGAGCTGCCTAAATACCTCTAAGGAAAGCTCGTTGCACTCGTTCAAAAACAGAAAGTCCCGCGCTGCGCCCCTCAGCTTCTCTCCCCCTGCTTCGGCACTGTAGAACCGCCACGTATTGCCAAACAGGTTGTAGGTGTGTTCGGTCTTGTTGTGGTTGCGTTCGTCGTACCAGTTCTCCCGCTGCAGGATAGACACGAAGTCCCTGTACACCGATGCCCGCAATGACGGGAACGAAGCCCGCACAACGTCAATGGTGAAGTTTGCATTCCGGTTCAGGTAGCACCACTCGGTCAGCAGGGTAAGCAGGCTCCACGTCTTGCCACTACGCGTACCCCCTTGAGCCACGAAAAGCCTTGTGTTACAGTGCTTTGCGTCGTAGTACGTCTTTGGCTGCTGTTGCATATATAGGGGTTTTACCTTATCCTTGTGGTATGGAAGATTTAGAACAAAGACGCACTGCGCAGTTTAACAACCTCCGGTCACAGATTCACACGCTGCAAGCCAGAGAGGACGAGGTACGCAAGTTTCTGCGCTTACTCAACAAGGACGAAAAGAGCATCAGCCCAAAGTACCTCGATGCATTTTGCCGTCTGTGTGAGTCATTCATACCTGAAGAGTGACTCGCAAAGTGATTGCAAAAGGTGAGGGCAAGGGTAATTAATCCTTGCCCTTTTTTAGTAGCCCGTTTTCCGCTGGCTCTCCCTCGGTCTCTATGACCTCCCCGAACCAAGATGGGGTAGTGGGTGCCTCATTGATAGTTACTTCATTCTCGACCTTCTTAGGCATGAAATAAGGGAACAAAGAAGACAGCGCCTTGATGTACTTCTCGCTGCTCTCGTTCCTTAGTCCGTCCAGTGCATCCTCGATGTGCTGCACCTCACCTTCCATGACATGCACGAACAGTTGTCGCGCCTCGCTGGTTAGCTTGTCCTTTGCACCCTTCGGTCTCCCTGATGGGTTTCCGCTCTGTCCTTTCTCAAATGGCATCTACAATCCAATTACTCAACAATGAATCAATATGAATTCTGCGTGTGCGACCAGTGTTGCCCACCATCACGACTTCGTCGTCGTCCCAATCTATCCAATTGATTTCCCAACGCTGTCCGCTTCTGCGATTAGTCACCCATCGCCCTTCTATGATGTCGTCTACAGTCATTGCTTTTTGTTGTTGTTTACAATCAAATGCGCCCGAAGGCTATGCGTCCTATCCAGTACGTCAGCTGCTTCTGTGTTGGTGCGTAGCTGTACTGGGCAGGCTCTCTCCTATTTAACATATAAGAGTTTAACTGGATAAATTCTGCATGCTCGTAACAGATGGGGCAAATGTCACTGTCTCCACGTTGCCCACCTCCGCAGCACTCGGACACGCATTCTTCGTTTGAGTAATAATCGTTCATACCATCGGGATTGAATACTGCCCAAGGTTGCGCATCAGGGTGTACTTAGACACCTGTGTGTTGGTCCCCCATCTAGTGGGTACGTCCACTGTGGTTGATACTATCTCGTGGCCCTTCTTTCTGAGGGTACACACCGTCGCTGCAAGTCTGGTGTTTCCTAGGTCTCGTATCGCCTCCAATGAGGTGATGCTGTTGTGGTCCTGCAGGTAGCGCAGCACTCGTGTTTCATGGGTCTCCTTCTTACTCATGGGGTAGTTTGTTTTTGTAGTGGTTGATGATTTTCTC